GTGGTTGGTTTGGGCAATGCTTCCTCTGGCTTGTTCTTCGCAAACCAAAGCTGACAAGTTGGCTTACCAATGTTAGACATTCGCAAGCGAAACTCATCACGCTTATTGCCCCCACCAAACTGACGTCTCATAGCATCCATTACATCTGTACCAATTTGTAAGATTGTCTCTTCAGACATTGTTGATTTACCAGATGTAGCATCTTCAAGATACTGATTGATCGCCAGTTCAGCAGGGTGATGCATTAGACAAAATCCTCTGCGTCAATATCCACAAACTCTTCCACCGTAGCTGTGTCTACTTCCTCATTCTTGTGCATGTTATCATTCCATGCATTAAGTATGTAGGTATTGTAGTTCTCTATCCACGCTAAGAAGTTAGCAAAGTTTTCCTGTGCTTCATTGTCCATGTCCAACGTATTGTTTAGATCAAGGTTAGCCACAGGAATGTAGTAGCTGCTACCATTGGGTAGTGGTACTTCTTTTGTGGTAGCTTCGATGTAGTGTTGAGGTGGTAGCCTACGCATTTTGCTGTACTTACCAATCATGTCACCCATAATCTTGAATGCATCACGATTGTCAATCTCCCAGATGAATGCGGTAGTATCTACGTCCACAGGACTACCGCCTTCGTCTGTTGGGTTGACCATCTCTACTGTACCAAACATAGCACGAACACGTTTGATAGATTTAATTAAGTCCTTCATATTATCTGGTAGTGCTGCCCAATCCTTAATGAACCCAGCAGGTTTACCGCAGTTGAAGCCCCCATTATTGTCCTTCATGTCATTGTTCATGTCATTCGCCATAACGGTCTTGACAAAACGATTAGGTGTACTGTCAGTACCCTTGATGAACTTCTTGTACATAAACCTTTGCAAGAAGGGACGAAGAGATACTTTCTCTGCATAGTAGGTAGGCCCATCAGGTATCTCAAGTTTGTATGTACCCCCAGAGATTACCTCTACATTCTTCATCTTACCAGCAACTTCTTGCTGACCCATAAGGGGTGTGTGTTGAATACGAAGTCGAGCTAGTGTACTAGACTCATTCTTCTTGGGTTGGTCTGAACCCATACCCATTGCTTGTGACATTGCTGTAAAATTATTAGTGTCTATTGTTGCTACGTTACTCATGTGGTAGTCTCCTTTTATGTAAAACAGACGATAGTTATATCATGCTACGTCAGTTGTGTCAAGCCAATTTGGCCCTATCTTTGCTTCTAATAATAGTGGAATATTAAAGTCTATACCCCAACGTTTATTAATTATCTCAATCAACTTATCATTAGCTGCTTCGATTACTCGTAATACTTTTTCCTTCTCTTGTGGATGCACGTCAATTATTATTGAGTCATGCACTGTGTTTACTACGCAACTGTGTAGCTTGTTAGCTGTAAGTAGCTTATCAATGTATATCAAAGATAGAGGTACTATGTCAGCCGTTGCGAATGATTGCACAGGATAATTCTTTATCTGTGTGAAAAATGTCACACCACCAAACCTGCGCCTAGCTACATCAGGGAATGAGAACTCACGTCCTGACGGTGTAGTTATCTTACTAGTGTTGAGTGCCTCTTTAGCTAGTTCCTCATGCCACTTAGCAATACCATGATACTTCTTAGTGAACTGCCTATAGTATGCAGCTTCTGCTTTTGATCTGCCAAATCCACTAGCGCCATACAGGGGAGCAAATGTGTGGGCCTTGGCATCTTGGCGAGACATAGGTTGACCTGCATCAGAGATAACCTTGGCAGTGTAGCTGTGTACATCAAAGCCTGTAGTTACTTCGTCAATAGCAGTCATGTCTTGTGACAGGTATGCAGCTACCCTGAACTCAAGCTGTGCAAAGTCGGCATCCATTATGCTACCACCATGCCAACGTGATATGAATACCTTCTTAACAGGAAACGTACCACCACGTGGCATGTTCTGCATGTTGGGGTCAGCACCCGACAACCTGCCTGTACCAGTGCGGTGTTGTAGTAACCGTACATGTAACCTACCATCAGACTTAACATGCGTTGCAATGCCCTCTACAAAGCTCCTGAGGTATGTCTCTACTGCTGACAACCTACGTACCTTCTGAAGGAATGACTCAGCCTCTTGCATACCCTTGGATCTAGCAATGCCCTCAAGGAATGTGAGGTTCTCTTTGCCAGTACCAAACCCATTAGCACTAACCCACTTGGCTGTAGGTGCAATGAACTTTAGGCCAGCTATCTGATCCTTGTTCTCATATAGGAAGCCATGTGCAACACACGTGGTACACTTGCTTGCCTTAGCAAATGGTGTGCCATCTTTCTTGGTACGGTATACTCTGCCAGAACCTCTGCAGTCGTGGCATTGGTATGCCTTCTGCTTAAACAACTTAGTGCTGTAACGATTGACGGTACTTCTGTACTCTGCATCTGGCATACGCTCATCAAACAGGTCAGCCCATACCTTCTTATCGTCAGGCTTACGACTGTAGATAACCCACGACAATTGCTCTGGGCTATTGAGATTGATAGGTCTGTCACCCATAAGGTCAGCGACCTGTTCCTCAAGAGCAATGATAAGTGTACGTCTTTCAGACTCAAACTCATCACGAACATCCCTCAGTGCATCCATGTCAACTTGAAAGCCACGCTGATATATACGTGCCAAGTGCAGGGCAAGCTGATTGGTTAGCTTGACTGTTGGTTCCAATGAAATGCATTCCTCGTACAACGTCTGCAAAGAATCATAGAGTTGTTGTGTAGCATGTAAGTCATGCGACAGATAGTCAGCCAGTTCAGCGTGAGGTATGTCTCTAGTAGATGTACCCTTACTGAAGTATTCTTTAAGTGTGTCTTGCTTCTTTGTGTCAAGCTCATACCGTTCAGCACATGCCTCAAGGGATAGCGGTTGCTTCTGCCCACGTTGCAGTACATACTCGCCTAGCATGGTGTCGTATACCTCACCGTCATAGGTGAAGCCTGACTCCCATAGCCACAGCAAATCATGTGGTGCATTGTGTGCAATAAGTAAATGGGCAGCGTCTAGTTTGTCTTGTACTATACGCCGCCCATCTGTAGTGGGCTGTTGCTCTGAGTGATCAAATGTTACAATGTCTTCATTTCCATAATCATCTAGCATACCCACCATAACTAATGTATTGGTTGGTTCAAACGGATCAAGGTGCATCTTGCCGTTACGTTTGGTTACTGTGTTCTCTACGTCTAGGGTCAGTAGCATGTGTGTCTCCTTTTGTTAATGCTTGCCATGAGTGTGGGTACAAGTCAAGCATAATTTCATCTATCTTATTTGCTACAAGGCGTGTCTCGTATTGTGTGTCTTCCTTACATCTAAGATTGCACATGTCAGAGAAGGCGTCAAGACTGCCTGACCAATACCATTCTGTCATGGTGCTTTGTGGCAAAAGCATACGTGCTTGCTCTGGGCATACACCATTTTCTAATAACTCATTGTAACTGCGTAGTGCAGTATGATTGTAAAAACTTACAATGTCTGGATCAGGATAAGTAACTCCTTCACTACCCTGCTTGGCATCTTCACTACGTCCTCGCCACACATCAGGCTGATAAAACTCAGGCTCATCATCAACATACCTACGACTGATCTCATTCCACCGTAGGAACTTGTGCTTCACTAGTTGTCTAGCTACAAACACTGGAGCCTTAACATGGAAGCTTGCAAAGGCATGACCAAAGGGTGACGTATGCTTGTACTTAGCTAGGTACTTGATAAGCCTAGTGTCACCCTCAGTCATCTCTGTGTGGTTCTTACCAAAGCTAACTCTTGCTGCATTAACTACAGACAAGTCACTACCCATGTGATCTACGTAAGTAGCTGTTATCATCTTAGATCCACCTCAATGCACTGTATAGTTTCGGATGGGTCATTCACTAAGACTAATGCTTCACCTAAAGCACCGCCACACAAAGTCTTATTATTAAATGTACCTAAGTGATGATAATTTATACCTTCGTTGGGTATAAACTGCATCCATATTAATATCCATACTGTGTTCATGCTACTTCCTCCACAGTTTGTTCTATAACTACAATGGCTTCTTCTCTGCTGATCTTAAACCACTCGTTACGTTTCTCGCCCAGCTTGGCTGCTCGCTCATGTGCCTGTCTCTCAGATACATTACGGTCATCAGAGTAGGCATAGTGTACCATAGTGTAGTCACGCATAGGTGAGCTTGTCTGGTATGTACTAAGCCTGTCCTCTGCATCAACAGCCTTACCTATCTTGACCCACTCAGGCCATGCCGCATTAGTCATAGCATAAACATGTCCAGATTTAGTACTGGTGTAGTTAGTTAAAGAACTAAATGCAGCATCGTCGAATGTTTTATAATTCCCTGCTTTGTATAGTGGGTGTGACCTTGGTACATAATTACCATTCACATACATACGCTTTGGATTATACTTGTGCATATCGCTATTGGTAATTATCCTATGACATGGTACACATCTATAGTGTCCATTTAGCATCATGCTATTATGCCAATTTTCATTGGGCACTAATACTGTGTCACACATTTTACATACATGGGTCATGCTACATACCTCGCTGTTTTATATTCAAGATCAGTAAGAACAATACCATGCCAACCTGACAATTTATTCTTAACGACATTGATGTGTCTCTGGTTGTCTTCTGAATCATGATCAGTTGTTTCTACTGGTGGGTTCTTAGAAATCATAAACATAAGATCAGCTTCTGCTGCCTTACCTGTACGACTACCTTCCATCATAGCTTGGTTCAATACAATTTTACCTTCTGCATCTGCTGATAGCTGTGACATGTAGAATACAGCACACTCCTGCTGCTTGGCAATCTGCCTAGCATGTATGGCATTAGCTTTGAGTGCCTCATCAGGACGTGCAAACCCAGCAGTACGTGCGAACTTGTCACCCATGTCTAGTATAACTATGTCAGGCTTGTATGACTTACATACTGACTCAACCCAATTCATGTCACGTCCAGTTGCATCCTTAAACAATAGGTTGCTACGTATCTTATCAAAGGTAGCCATAGCTGCGCTTTTGTTCTTTACAATCTGGTGCTTGTCCATGCCCGTAGCCGCTGTAATGTACCGATGTACTACACGGTGATACCCTTCTTCATTACATAGTACAACTACCTTAGCACCCTGCCATGCAAACCCACCCGGTGAAGCTACCAGTGAGGCATGAAAGGATGTCTTACCTGTGTTGGGTCTAGCACCCACCTCAATTAAGTGACCCGCATTGACGCCCTCTACCTTACGTGTCAACGTAGGTATGTTGAATGTCCACTGTGACTCAAGGTCAGTCATGGCAATGATAGTATCAATGTCTATGTCTTCCCAATCAATGCGAAGATTAGGGGTGAAGTCATCACCGTATAGCTCAAGCATATTACGTAGTGGCTCAAGGCTAGTCTTGTCACCATTCACATAGTCAAAGCCAAGGTTAGCAATGTCTTCTCCTACTACCTGTTGGAACAGTTTAGATAGTACCTCTTGTGCTACGTCACTGCCCATAGGGACTTGCTTGTTTATCTGTACAAACAGGTGGCTGTATGCTTGCTTCTGTGCAGTAGTAAGAGTGGGGTTGTTCGCCATGAACAGTGCCTCAATCTCTGCTGGTGTAACGGTACGTTCGTAACGATCCATAGCACTGTCGATAGATTTCTTAATCTTACGCACGTCTTTACTGAATAGCCTGTCAGGACAACGTGCGCCACGATGTTCATCGTAGAAGTCCTTGTCCATTAGGCTACGTACTAATGATAGTTCCATGTCTTATTCTCCTAGTGTTGTTAGATGGTTTAAGTCGGAAGGGTTTCTGTATTTTAAATCGTCACGCAGATACATAACCTTTACAGTAGCTACATGTGTTCTTAATTCTTTTGCAAATTGCAGTGTCTTTTGTAGGGCATCAGGGTCTAGTGCAATTATAGCTGTTGAGAACTGCGATAAGTACCTCTTATGTCCAGTGGACAATGATGTACCCAACACTGCGACCCCGACATATACACCACCGTCACCTATAACAGCAGCACTTATGCAGTCCTCAACAACTACAGCAGTTTTACCACGTCCGTATGAGTATGGCAAGTGTGAATTACCGTACCGTTTCCATTTAGGTATACGCTTTCCTAACGATCTACCAGTGGCATCTACTGTAGTACTATTGTGTACAACAGGGAACACCACACGATGTTCCTTCACGTCATACAATAGTCCTAAGTCTTGTGGGTCTAGCTCCCACTCGTCACAAAAACCTGTGATCTTTTCGTAGTCACGCACCAGCCATGCAGGTTTAGAGAAAGATGCTACGTGTGTCTCTTCTGCAACACTACCCAATGACTTACGTATGTCATCCGTAGTAAGTCCTGTACGTGTAGCTCCTGATATAGGACAACTATTTTTGTAACAGTTCCACACAATATTACCCATGTCATTTGTAATAGTAAAAGTATTCTTAGTCTTACAACTTGGGCAAGCCATGCGTTTACTTTCACCATTACTAAGTGATAGATCATTTATAATATCATGTATATTCATATTATATAACTTTCTATGTTACTCGTAAGTACTCGATTGTACACTTACATTTCTCTGTGTCAAGGCACTATTTGCAGAAGCGTAAGTATGTTTCATATATGGTTTCACAGAAGACACATGTGTGTGTCCTGTCACTGACATAACTTGGGGTAAAGGTACGCCCTTATCTATCATCTGTGTTACCCCAGTTCTACGTAAGTCCATAAGACGTAGCTCTTCAGGCAGTCCAGCTAGTCGCATGACACGTCTGCCTACCTTAGATAGACGTTCCATTGCATAGACATTGTAGCTGCCAGCCACAGGACGTGGGTGTGGTGCAACATACTTCTGAAAACCAAAGTCATTATGTTGTTGCTTCAACATGTGCAGTAGATTGTCAGAGATAGGAAGGCTAACGTCTGCCCTACGTTTACTCTGCTCTAGTTGCAGCTTACCTTGCGTCAAGTCTACGTTGTCCCACTCTAACATACGCATGTCTCCTAACCTCTGACACCATTCGTATGCCATCTGTACAATGAGTCCAATGTTGCGGTACTCAAAGTCGCTGTACGCTTTATCAAGGAACCCGACAACTTCACCATGTGACCACACCACCTTGCGTTGAGGCACAGACTTACGTTTTATTTTAGACCAAGGGTTTTGTGTGGCGTACTCCATTTGTATAGCGTAGTTGTATATCCTACTGGCACAAGTGGCAGCATGATTAGCAAATGGTACACCACGCTTAACCCATTCTTCGTAGGCTTGCTTGGCAACCTTGGATGTAACAGTGGTGTACTTACGTGTACCCATAGACTGATGTAGTATCGTAAGAAAGTATCTGTAGTCTACCTTAGTTGTATCACGTAACATATTGAAATCATTAGATTGATAGTAGAAGTTAATCAAGTCTGTTACCTTGCTGCCCTTGTGTAGTTTGGCGATGTGAAGTTTTTCCTCACGCCATGTGTCGATGTTATCATTGTGTTGTTTAACTAACTTACACACTTGCCTTAGGTCTGTGCCATAAGTCTCTCGTATAACTAAGCCTTCGTCCACTAGTATCTGTGGTGGGTTAAAGCGGTATGAGATCACCCCTGAGGGTGACACTCGTTCTTGTACGTAGCGTGGTAGCTTAGACATTAAGCTGCTTCCAAGTAACGAAAGCGATCATCACTAACCCACTTGCTTACCTCTTGCTCACGTGACCACATGCTGATTGCCTGTGTGTCATTGCCTGTTGTCTTGAGGTTGAAGCCATTACGTTCATCAGCATAGCTGGCATAGTTAGTCATAGCACTATACAATGCAAACTTATTGTGACCACGTGTTCCTGCCTCTTGCATATACAAACTGTACATACGCTCAGACTTACGCTTAGACCCTAGCATGTCATCAAGCAGAGTGCTTACGTCTACATACTTGAGGTCTGTGTTAGCCCACACCTGCATCTTCTCTGCCTGTGTATAGAAGTCAGTCCTTGCACGATTTAATTCATAGATAAAACTATTCATCGTGAAGTTAGACGTGTTCTTCTTACGCACCTTGTCGTGGTCACCAGTAATCATACCATTGGTACAGAAGAAATCTATCGCACCAAAGTATACTTGATTGCTACATGACCCATCAATACCGTGAAGGCTTATGATACGATTGCCAATGGATGTCTCGAACTTATCTGTCTTGATAGTTGACGTGACGTTAGGCAGGGTGATGTCAAGCATAGCCCATGCACCATTACGTGCTGTATTAAAGTTGAAGTCAGCGTCTTCAAGATCCTGTGCGGATAGTGTCTCTGTTGCAGTGTCAACTACACCACGAAAGAAGTCACCATGTGACGCACATCTAAAAGATTTACCAACAATACCAAGGGGTTGGCCTGTCATTTCATTGATGACATATTTCTTGTCGTGCATACGAGTGTCCTCAAATGTTACGTCGAAGTCTAAGTGAAAGGGAATATCAAAAGGCATACTGTTCTCCTATGTTTGTATGTGTGGCAACTGTGCCATAGTTGTATAGTACATGTCTACACTGTAATAGTAACGGTAAGCTATTCATAGAACTTATGTGATCCATATGTCACAGTAATGTCTAGCATAGCAGACCAGTAGGGCTTAACGTACCGTGCATGGTAGTGAGTAGCACCCTTAGTTGGATCAGGAACTTTACCTGACAGTGCATTGTCTGCCACTATCAAAGCTCTTGCCCATGCTATCTCTTCGTGTGCTGTGTCTGACTTACCATCACAGTACCAGCTAAACTGACAGCGGTGCTTACCTTTGGTATAGCCCTGTTGTACAACTGAACAGGCATCATCAGGCCACCTATCATGTTGCACTCTGTTTAATACTACGTGTGCTACTGCATACTGTCCCACCATAGGCTCACTTCGTGCCTCATGGTAAACGTTCAATGCTACACACATTAATGCTGCACTAATCATTTGTTATCTCCTAATCTGTTTGATCTATGACTATAAAATTATACTCAGGAAGTATCTTCCGAACATGCTCTGGACTATACGCCATCACATAAATTGTAACACGCTTGTTTTCATAATCATCAAACTCAACATAGTATCTAATCATTTTTTATAATCCTTTGTTTGAGGGATTGGATGACCAGACCAATCGTCACAGGGGTCATCCTCTCTTCCGTTATTGTAGGGCAATGGGTGCTGGGTGTATATAACCATAGCTTGTGTATTCCTTATGTATGTACTCCGCACAGTCTACAAATTCTACCTGTGCATCTGGATGATTAAACAAAGCCATGTGTATTGCGAACTCAGTTGCAGTGGCCCAGCTATTTACAGCAGGGTACGTGTCATCTAACTTAACGACTGACACTGTACCGTCTACCTCAATGGTCACATCATATGCCATTACTGCCATAGATTAATCTTCATCATCATCACAGTAACATGGTAACTCAGACACTGCGTCCTTAGTTATCTGTGGGAACCAATCACTTAAACTGATCTCAGCCTGATCAATTGCAATCATGTCTTCAGCGTCTACTTTATACCCCTCGTGGCATGAGAAGTCAGCGTGACGTAGAGTTATGTATGCCTGTTTGAGTGCCCTAAGTTGACCTTTAGATAGTGAAGTTGCACGGTCATTACGCTTTACCATCTTAGCTTCACGTTTAATCTGCCATTGCTCATGAGGTGTTAGTTCTACTGCCTCAGTTTTTGTAGTGTTAGCCATATTATGCTGCTCCCTTTAGTTTTGCATCTACTTCTTTGATCCACTTGACCAACACCTTACGCTGTCGAACAAGCAAGCCACGCTCTGTGTTACGCTTACGTTTGATTAGCTTAAGTGTGTGCATCATCTGTACACGATACTTAACACGCTCCACATACTCATTCATATCATCTGCAATCTGTTTAATACCTTTAGTATCATAGTTCTCTACTATGTAGTCATCTAAAGTTGCGTAGTTGTAGGTAAGCATTTCAGCTTTCTTCATGTGAAATGTATGCTTGACATACAACTCAGGCTTGATTGCTTTAACTACTGGGCGGGTTGTTGTGTTAGTGTTGGTCATAGCTGGTTTCTCCTATGCTACGTTAAGTTGAAGTGTTACATCTATTTCATACCAACCTGTCGGCATACATAGATGTGTTTGGTTTCGTGTTAGGTCTACCAGTAGATCACCGACAGACATACTTGAGGGCTTGGCGATAGGGTATGTTGTTATGTCCCCTAGTCCATAGCTGTTACCCTCATCAAAGATAGCCTCAAAGGGTGTTCGATTACCTACGGTAGACTTGTCGTGCATAATCATAGTAGGCTCATACATATCGTGGTACAAGGCATCTTCAACAGCAGTCTTTGCTGTGTCGTTAGTTGGCATACCAAGTGCAAAGTATGCACTAGCGTATACACTGTTGGGTTTATTGTTGATGTGTTCTACAACTGCTTGTGATTTCTTACGTTGGTATATCATGTACGTTGCCATGTCAAGCTATCCTTTTGCTTTTAAAATTAGTAGTGCCATGCTGCAATTGCAACTTGGTATTCCTTGCAACCTTACGGCTACGCTTCCATTCATCACGCTTTAATTTAGGTCCGACATCGGACTTAACTTTAGTCATCTTGATGAAGTTCTGCATTTCGTATTGCATCATACGTGTCCTTTCGTCTGTTACGTTTAGCTTTGCTACCCTTCTTAGGCAGCACTACCTGTGGGGCTTTGCGCTCTTGCAACATAGCCTTTGCCACAGGATTTACAATCCCCACTGATACTTTTTTAATCATTACTCAAACCCATATGTTACACATTCAACGTGGAACCTAGACACTACGTCACCAGTATCTAAGGCACGGTTGGCACGATTGCCAGCTACATAGAAGCACCAGCTATTCCACCAGTATTCTGCTGATGATTCGTAATTTGACGCTGAAAGTTGGCCTCGCAGATCATGACATAACTGTACATACTCTGCTATCTTGCGGCGTATAGTAGGTTCTTTAGCCTTCATGTTTAGCTTGACGGCACTGCTAGACACATCAAACCTTGTAAGGTTATGGCTATCTAAACAGGCTGTATTAAAGCCTAAGCATTGTGCAAAGAATGCAGCCTTGACCATGCCAAGATTAGGCACGTTGATAAACAGTCGTATGATTTCCTGACATCCCATAGGTGTATCATAGCCATACTTGTCAGCTATGTCGTACACTTTGCCATACAAGTAATCGGCATTGTCTATAAGGTACATGTAGCCTTCAGCTTTTTTGCCCCATAGGCAGTCAGCTTGGTAGACGTCACGTTCAACCTTGACCATGCTACCTTTGACGGTAGACAAGCCAGCTTGTATTGTAAGCAATACGAATAGGCCAGTGTTGACTAGGGCATCAGGGCCACGCCATTTCACAAAGGCTTTGATCTCATTTACGTCACGTTGGTACATTTATTTATCCTTCCAAAATATTGAGTGCCATTCACTGGGCGTGATACCTGTTTTAAGAAACTCACGTTCATCGGCAGATAGATCTGGCATCACGTCTTGTATGGGTACGCCTTCCATCCACAATGTAATCTGCTTTTCAGACACTTCTATATTCATTTCATTTAGAGTGCCAGACATCATGGATCTTTTACCAACTAACATTTTATTTATCCTTTAAGTTAGGTCCGACATCGGACTTAATAAGCATCTTATATTCAAGTGTCAACCCATCCAGTATCTTCACGAAACTCGACTAGGTTATCATCGGCATCGTATACCTTATGTATGTTAGGGCCATTGCCAAACTTAGCCAATCGTCTAGCCGTATCTAAACGTGCTTGCAATCGTTGCAAACGTGTTTGCTTAGGTGTCGGCATAGCCCTAACATTACTATTATGCTGAATGTATTTCATACATTGTACCTTTCAGATTAGTGGTTTGATTGGTATTAGTAAGCAACACCTTAATAGGTGCTACCCAGAATATCAATCTTTATTTGAGGTCAGCGTCCTGTAGCTTATAACTAAGCTGCATAATGCTATCATATACAGCGCCGAGTGCTTGATTAGATCTGTCACCCGTTGCCATAGCCGCAGCAATGTCACGCAATTCTTTTACTGTTTGTATATTGTCCATTTTGTATTCCTTTTTTGGTTGAGTGGTAACAGCCTAAGCTGCTACCTCAGTTTTAGTTAGGTCCGACATCGGACTAAGCAAACTTGTGCATCTTACGTTCACTTACACGGTTAGGCTTGTGCTCAAAGTACACAGAACGCTTGCCAAAGTGTACGGCATTTGTGCATTTACCAAACGTGATTTTATATCCACGTGATTTGACAATACGTTTGCGAGTTAAGCCTTTGATACCTAACACATTAAAACGAAAGCCTTTGGTATTATCATTAAGATTTTTTATAGATACTAGTGCCATTGTTTGATCCTTTCACGATCAAGTTAAAATATCATAGTACCCAAATGTTATGCGGATACTAAACTAATTTAACTTAGCATTGTAGTGGTAACAGCCTAAGCTGCTACCTTTGTTTGTGTTTCGTTTACATCCACATTTGCCAATAGCATCTCTGCTACATCCATTATGTCTATTTCATTTGCTTTGCAAACTGCGACTAGATGCTTGTATACTTCCTCAGCGGTTATGCTACCGCCATCTGAAGCCTTAGGTCCGACATCGGACTTAACCTCTGCCTCAGCTTCAACCTCAGCCTCTGGCTTTGACGCTATCGCTACCGCCTTTTGCAAGGCAGACAATGATGTGAAGCCTTTCTTGCTATCAGCAATAAACTTGCGGCAATCGGTTTCGTTGTCAGCAAACCACATGGCCTCTGCCCTACGCCGCTTGTCTATTGTATGCAGATGACAATCACGGATTCGTTGGGCTGATATACGTTCGCCGCCTTCAGCCTTGAGTTCGAGCATAAGCTTTCCAAGCCGTGTGTCAAAGCCATCAACTTTTGTGAAGCCATCGAAACGCTTCATGTCTGCCTTTACGATCTTGTCCCACTGCTCGGCTAACGCTTTGCCGTGATCCTCTAATGTGTTTATGTTCTGAGCTTGTAAGTTGGTCATCCGATTTTCCTTTTCGGTAGGTTTGAAGTTGTGCCATTAAACAATCAGTTCTCACCACAGATGTCAACACCCTATTTTACTACGTAGTAGTAGTTCAGCAAATTAGGTCCGACATCGGACTTAACTCAGCCCAAAACGAATCACTTGCCTCGTGCCTACACATGTGTGTGGATGTGTGTGGATGTGTAGCGTACATCTGCGCAGATGCATGTGACCACATGCGTTAGGGGGGTGGGTATGTGGAAAACATTGGGATGTGCTTTTGAGATCTATTTGATGGTGATTGTTTATATGCATCGGCGCTGCTACACGCCTTCACTTCTCACACGCCCGCCCTCACATCACATTGTGCATGGGCAACTGATTGTGTAACACTTGCCGAGTTCTTGTAAGTACCTGTAAACATTGATGATTTGTGTTGCATGGTGGCTTATGCCTCGCATTATGCGTACACCTACACACGTACATGTAACGTGGGCGCACATACACGCACACATATGCGGGTGCGCAGGGGCCACCGGGGGGGTGTACGTATATATGCATGTATCCCAACACGGATCAGGAAAATGTAGTGTTAACCACATTACATATATAGTGGTTTACAGTTAGGTGTGATCACAAATGTATGTATATGTGGTCACAAAGAGGTGTGATATATGTGCAACATAGTCACATTAATAAATATAATGCTACCATTGTACGATTTAGTATTGACATGGTATTCAAAATGTGTAAAACTATACAAGAGAGAGAGATTGGGTAGGTCACTATAAGTGATACACGTACAGTATACACTTAAACTATATATACTTACCTATAAATAATATATATGTATAATAACATATAAGTATACACGTACAGTGATACACTTAAGTGACACATATTATAACTATACATGTAGAATAATCGCTGTTAAGCGAGGATTATTTATATTTGTACATAAAAAGTATTGACAATGACAAAGAAATCAGTAAAACTAAGGACAGACAATGTTCTTGAAGAGTTCTATAAACACGTATTGCGTGGTAATCTTGAAGACTTACATATTCCCCACAGTGATGTATACTATGTACGTGAAGCAGTGCAGAATCATTACGGTAAACCATTTACCTTAGAGCATGTAGAGTGGGCTATGCGTAAAGAAGGATGGATTGATGGCAATACCCGAAAGAGTTAAGACTAAAATGAAAGACGAAGGGCTGTCTGGTGTAAATAAACCTAAGCGTACACCTAGCCACCCTAAGAAGTCACACTGCGTAATGGCTAAAGAAGGTGACACTTATAAATTTATAAGGTTTGGACAGCAAGGCGTAAGTGGTGCTGGTAAGAATCCTTCAACTGCTAAAGATAAAGCTCGTAAGAAAAGTTATTATGCAAGACACAATGCGCAAGACTCTAAGCCTAGTAAGCTAAGTGCTCGTTATTGGTCACACAAAGTAAAATGGTAAAGGAATAATACAATGGCAGGACTAGACAAATCACAAAGACCTCAAATGCGCTCTAGATCTATAGGGGCTAGTAGACCTAATGATCCTGCTACTAGCGGAACAAAGGCACTACAACCTATGGCAGATAAACCTATGGCACAATCTGCTCTTGGTAAAATGTCTATTCCCCAACTACAACGAATGCTTAAAACAGAAAAAAATCCTGAGACACGTCAAAGGATAGTAGATGCCCTACGTAAGGCTACAAGTATAGTTAAGGGTGAGAAAAAGTTTATAGATAAGATGACGGATAAAGCATCTAAGTTGTCTGAGGGTGGACTTACACAACCTACAAAAAACCAAACTGGTTTAAAGAAACTGCCTACTGCTGTACGTAATAAGATGGGCTTCTTTAAAAGTGGTGGCATGGCTCCTTCAGGTAACAATGATATGCGTAAAGGTGGTATGTTTAAGTAACCATAACATCAAAAGGGAATAAACAATTATGACAACATCAAAAGTAGCATCTGAAGCACGAAGAGAATCATCAGCCGTGGCAGCAAACAGGATGAAAGAAAAGTTTGATGGACTGAAAGCAGGTATCTTAACAAGATATGAGGACTCTGGTACAAGTGGTGCGGCACAGCAGAAGAAAGAGCTTGCTGCACTTGAGATTAAAAAGAAAGCTGCACTTGCTAAGCTACGTGAAAAACAAGCTAAAGATATAAAGAGTGTGAAGCGTTATGGCAAAGATGCCATGAAGGCTAGAACGTTTGCTTCATACAGTGAGGGTGGCCTAACTTCTTCAGGTAACAATGATATGCGTAAAGGGGGCATGTTTAAGTAATGTCATTAACTAATCAAAACAAAACTAAAGTTAAGAAAGTTATTAAAGGTTTGAATAAAGCCTCTAAGCTACATGCAGGTCAAGCTAAGACATTGAAGGGTATGGTTAATGGCAAAGCAAAAAGACCCAAAGCTAGGAACAGGTAAGAAGCCTAAAGGTTCTGGTCGTAGGTTATATACAGACGAGAACCCTAAAGATACCGTACCCATTAAGTTTGCTACTGTAGCAGATGCAAAAGCTACAATAGCTAAAGTTAAAAGAATAGACAAACCTTACGCAAGAAAGATTCAGATATTGACGGTAGCTGAACAACGTGCTAAAGTTATGAAGAAGACAACCATAGCGGAACTCTTCAGAAAAGCTAAAGCAGACTTGCGAAGGAAACATAATGCCGTATCTACAAAGTAGCATACCCCACTTTAAAGCATGGGTAAGACGTGAATACACTAAGAACATGGAAGAGTACCACGGAGACTTTCTACACTGTATGGTAGTTGCAGTAACGACTATGCCAAACAGAACGCTTAGTTTCCAAGTTATCTTTACTGGGTGTGAGACAGACGATACAGACGAAGAGAATGTACACGGCGGTGCTATGTGGGCTAGAATGCCACTGACTGCCCTTGTAGCTGACACACCCTACGAGCAATGGCCTACAGCATTACCTACGTATTTAGCACAGCCTTGGGATTGTATGTCTCATACACATAGTGTTTATAAGATAGAACGTGCAAGCCCAGCCCCTTGGATAGCTAAAGTAGATGGAGAGTTCTACCCAGCTAAGTACTACTTCACAGTTGACTATACTGACAATGAAGTAGCAGATGATCCCGCTCAACACAAACAGTCACACGTACTGGAGTTGCTAGATGCAGGAGACTATACAGGTAACATAGTTGCGTTACCCAATAACAGAGTGAGAGTAACTCATCCAGCTTGGTTTGAAACAGGAGATGGTCCTCCTGACTTTAAACCTAACCAACATATGTTCCATTCCAAAGAAGATGTTGAATACATCTGGGATACGGAACGAGTATTTAACAACTTATATCAGGAGAAATAAATAATGGCTAAATCATCAGGTGATCCAGCATGGCTAAAATCAATGAAACGAGAAGCAGAAAGACTAGGTATACCATTACGTGAATTACTTACACGTTCTATAAAACCCGGTGCTGCTCCTAAACCTAAAGCAAAAGCAAAACCTAAAACGATGGCTGCTGCCAAAGGTGGTGCTATGATGAAGAAAAAAGGTTACGCTAAAGGCGGCGCCACAATGAAGAAAAAAGGTGCTGCTAAGGGTGGGGCCATGATGAAGAAAAAGGGTTATGCTAAGGGTGGCTACGCTAAAGGCGGAGCAGCTAAAAAAGCTAAGAAATAAATAATTATAAGTGGTCAACCCACACTATGCCAAGCAACGTGGTAACACCACACGAAAGGATTTTTAATCATGGCAACAACTATACTCACTCAAGGTATTGAGGAATATGAAACTAATATTACATTTGGCGATGGTATTGATATTACAGGATCGATAAAAACTACCGCTGGTGCTCACATGCAGTACACTGAAGCTGCAGGATATGCTGCCTCTGACTTCTTAGTTGGTAAAGGTAGTAGCTCATACGGAACAGTAGATCCATTTACTTCTGGAGCAAGCC